TGGTACTGCAAAGTATTCATTTTGGGAATCTGACTCTAATAATTTAGGTGCAGAAAGAATGAATAATGGAGAAAGTGCTAACTATAGTGATTTTATCAAAGGAGACTATCAACCAGTAGGAAGAGGTTTATATGCTCGTTTTGCTGGAGATACAGGAGACACCGCAACATTAAATGATTTTTGGGAGATTGAGGTTCACGGTAGAAATGAAACAACTGATATGGGAATACCAGCTTCAATTAGAATGACAAGGCGATGATAATAACCAATGGCAAATTCATGGAATTTTATAAATTCAAATTTTGAAGATGAAACTCGTGTTTATAATAGATTACCAAGAGTAGTTGTGAATATTTGGGATGATAAGATTTTAGATACAATCAGAACTTTTTTAAGAACTGATTTTGCTGGTAGTATGGCTATATATACTGGCAACTTTAAAGATATGGGTAATCAATCTATTCGATTAAATCCAGTTAGATGTGAGTTAATACAACAGCTTTCTGCTGGAGAAATAAGAGAATATGAATTAGATATATCCTATACTTTTAAAGAAAATAATGTTAAAAGAGATGCTTGGGAACATATACTTCGACAAGTATCTACAATAGAGGCTGTATTCCATGAAAACAGAAATAACACCTTCTTTAATGGCAGACTAGAAGAATGTCGCATTAATGAAAAAGAAACTGCTGAAGAGGCAGTAGAAGGTTTAAATGTTATGAGATGGACATGGAAAGGCATGTTTTTAGGAAACATATCATAAAGTAATAAGGAATAGGATATGAAAATTAAACTCAAAAATGCAGATACAATACTTCCTAATTGTTGGAAGTCTTGTGGAGCAACCCATGAAGAGTGGCAGAGTTTACAAAGTGGAAAAGCCATTGAAGTAAATAATGTTGCTGAATCAATAGAAAACTTAGTAACAATAATAAAATCCAAAGGAGCTAAATAATGGCTATCGTAAGTCACGCTTTTTCACCAAAAGAATTTAAAGTATTTATTGAAGTAGAGACAACTGCTGGAGATAGTGCAATTAGCACAAGTGCAATGCATCAATTAGATGTTGATTCAGTTAGTATGCCATCTTTAAATGTTAATCAAGTATTAGATGTAAGGAGTGGAGCTGGAAGAACACTTAAAGATGAAGACTTTTTTCAAGATAATAAATTAAGAGTAACAGAGTTAACATTATCTGGAACACTTCATAATGACACAGGACATCAAATATTACTTAGAAATATTTGTGCTGATGCTACAACATCTGGAAATGTATCTATAGCAAGTGGGTTTACTCCAGCTACTGAATTATATAATGCTAGTAATGCAACTGCTAACTCTACCATTACAGTTGTTATTGCAAAAAATGCAGATAGTGCTAATCAAAGAAACTTAGAGTTACCAGGAATGGTAGTAACCAATTTAGTTATTTCAGCAGACACAGGAACTGAGGGCGGAAGATATAAATTTTCAGCTACATTGCAAAGTGGAGTTGTCCCAGATTTAGATGATGCTACTGATAACATAGGAAGTACATCCTATTTAAATACTACAGATATCGTACTTTCTAGTGCAAGCGGTATTAAGGTTTTTAACACAGATGTTGTAATGCAATCTTTTTCACTTACAATTGATTCTCCAGCAATTTTTAGTGGATTTACATCAACAGGATATCAGAGTGTTACTAGAGGGGCTGAAACTTCTGTTACCGCAGATACTACAATAAAATATGATGGAAATACAAAAGACTTTATACATTCTTTTGATACTCAAACAGCAGCATTAAGTGGCAATATGTTTGTTATAACAAATAATAATGCTTACGGAATGGATATGCAAAATGGAGTATTTACTAATGTTGCTTATAACGAAGGTGATATTATGATGTTAGATTGCTCTGTAAAATCTGTTGATGATGGAACTGATGCATTAATCACTTTTGATTTAAGTGCATAATGAAGACTCATAAATTGTCTACTAATAAAGAAGTCAAGCTAAAAGAAATGTCTGTAGACGACATGGACTACTGTAATGACTTACCTCAAATGAGATATGAGAACGATCAGATTGTTGCAATTACAAATCTAGCAAAAGCAAGAACTGCTTGGATTCGTAAAGGTGTAGAAGGTGCTGATGATGCTTTTATCAAATCATTAACAGACGAAGAGAAAAATGAGCTATCATTGGCAATCCAAGAGTATCAACGCTTGGGGGAGTAGAAGCCCTCACATTAGAGTACAATCTTTTAATCAAAGAAAGATGTGAGGGATGTATGTATCATACATACCCTTATAAGGCTCAAATTCCTGTCTTAATCGATGGATCGTATCAAAAGCGTACCTTTACATCAAATGATGATGTTTGGGCTGTTATTGACTTAATTATAGCAGAAACAAAACAAGCAAATTTAGAGGGCGGTAGCTTTAGTATCGGTTCATCGGTAATGGCTCAACTGCCCTTTTTTGCATGCTCTAATATTATGGCAGATGCTCAATCTCAAAAAGATATATCTAGATATGTATACTGTAGAGATAATAATGTAGCTCCTTATCCTGGTACTTATGGAGAGCAACCACATAAATGGATAGAAAAAAGCTTTGTAATCAATAATATTATACAGAAAGAAAAAGCAAAGGCGATGAAAAATGGCTGAAAATAAAAATACAATAACTGTAAAATTTAAACCAGAGGGTGATAAGGGTTTAGTTAATGCTATTAAAGCATTAGACAACTCTACTAAAAAACTTGTTAGTACTCAAAAAAGTTTAGCAAATACAAGCTCTAATTTAAAAAGAAAACAAGATAGTTTAACTGGATCACAAAAAAAAGCAGCACAACAAACTAGAATTTTAGGAGGTACACTTGCTGTTTTACGTTCTAAACTTTTATTAGTTAATTTTGCACTAGGCTTAGGGATTACACAAATGTCTAGAATGGTAACTGCTTTTTCTAAAGTAGAGTCTATGGAAAGGGCGTTTAATACTCTAACTGGAGCAACAGAAGATTCTACCCAAGCTATCATAAAGCTTAGAGAAGCTACTAACAATACAATGTCTGAGTTTGATTTATTTCAACAAGCAAACAATGCTATGATTCTTGGAGTTAGTAGAAATTCAGATGAAATGGCTGAAATGTTTGATATTGCTCAAAGATTAGGTAGAGCATTAGGTAGGGATACTGCATCTTCTGTTGAATCACTTGTTACTGGTATTGGTAGACAATCAAGACTTATGCTTGATAACATTGGTATTATAGTAAAATCTGAAGAGGCTTATGAAGCTTATGCAGAAAAAATAGGATTATCTGCTAGTAGTTTAGATGATGCACAGAAAAAACAAGCATTTCTTGAGGCTACTATGATATCTGCTAGGCAAAAAATAGAAGACTTGGGAGAAGAAACTTTAACTGCTCAAGATACTTTTGATCAACTTAGCACATCTATGAATAGATTAGGAACTGCAATTTCTAAAAGATTTGCACCGCTATTTGCATCTCTTGCAGAAGATATAGGTAAAGTTGCAGATAATATGTCAGAATTTTTAGATCCAACTATTGATAGACAATCAGAATTAAATAAATTGATGGACGAATACAATACATTAATGGGTCGTGGAACAGATGAAATAGATAAGCAAGCATCATCGGTAGAAGATATATTTGCAAATAGAATTCCCATTGATGAGCTTACTATTGGATTAGATCCAGTTCAAATGAGATCTGCAATTGACCTATTAAGAGAACAAATCTCTAACTATGATGATTTGATGCAAGCCCAAGAAATGTCAATAAGGCGTTCAAAAGAAGCACAAAAAGTCGAATTAGCAACAGCGGAAACAATAGAAAAAGTTACTTCTAATGGGATAGCTAGTCAAATTGAGCTAGGAAAAGTTAAACGAGAAAATATGGTTCAAGATTTAAGAAATGCTGCTTTATCTGGTCAATCTGCAAAAGATGCTATGAAATCTGTAATTAAAGCAGAAACTATGGAAGCAGTTGCTGGATATATTTCAAGTGTTTTAAAAAGCATGCCTTTTCCTGTTAATGTAGTTTTAGCTGCCGCAGGCGGTGCTTTTGTTTCTGGATTAATGGATAAAGAGTTAGCTAAATTTGAACAAGGTGGGCTTGTAGGAGGTCAAAGACATTCTCAAGGTGGAACAGTTATAGAAGCTGAAAGAGGAGAGTTTGTAATGTCTAGGCAAGCTGTTCAATCTGTTGGTTTAGAAACAATGAATCAGATTAATCAAGGAGCATCCCCAGGATTAACAATTAATGTTTCAGCCCCATTAGTAGATGAAACAATTTTAGATGTAATTATTCCAAAAATACAACAAGCACAAAGACAAAATTTAGCATAATATGGCATTTACTTCAGCAATAAAAAACTCTAATATATCAGATAATTGGATATTCCAACTTGGATTTTATAATGGGGATAGCGATGGTAATGGAGATGGTGGTTTTAGTAAGGTAACTCAAGACAATGGTTCACTTAATTTATTAAGAGGTGCATTAAATAATTCTGATTCAAATATTAATGTTGATGATGAAAGTGTATTTGTCGTAGGTGATTTTATAAAAGTTGATAATGAAGTTATGAAAATTACAACTATACCAACAAGCGATGTAATTACTGTTCAAAGAGGAGCATTTGGTACAAGTGTTGTCTCTCATACAGATAATACTCAAATATATTGGTATAATTTTATTCCTATGGCATATTCAGATATTGTTATTGACACTTTGTTTTATCCAGGTGTAGTTACAAACAAAGCAACAATTAGAGAGTCTATAGATATTGTTAGTTCTAAAGCAAAAACATCTAATATTTCTATAAACATACCAGACTATCAATATGAAGGATCTTTAATATCAACTCACTTATTTGGTGCAACTAAAGTATTTTTAAATCATCAAGTAAAAGTTTTAAGTGTTATTAATAATGAATCTCCTGTTGAAATTGGTAACTTTAGATTAGTAAAAATCACATCGGATGGTTTTAAAATTTCTATTAACTTAAATACACACAGACCTTGGGATTTTATTAAGCAACCAAAACAAAAGTCTACTGCTAATATTTTTGTTCCGCTCAGTTATGGAAATTATATTCCTAATACTCATGGAACATATTCTTCTGGGATACAGTATTATAATACTACAAATATAGCTTATAGACCAGTTCCTTACACTCAAACTAATGCCGATGGAGATAGATATTTATTTCATTCACCTACTGCAACAGAAGTTGCTCAAAGTGATCAAAATAGAGACAATGCTCAATTAGCTTTTTATGACAAATCTCTAGAGTCTTTTTTGCCTTTAGAAGTCAATCACGAAACTTCTACAGAGGGAACAAATACAGTTCAGTATAATCATACAGCTAGAGATTTAACAAGAGCTTTTAAACACTCCCCATCTGATATTTCTGCTAGTGGAGGAAGTATTATGAATGGAGATGGAGGAGGGCATGGAGGAGGTACTATAGCTTGGTTAAGTAGTTCAAATATTGGAGATCAAGATAATTCAACTAGAGCTGTTTTAAATGTTAATAATTATGGCACTTTAACTGATTTAGAATCTATAACATCATTTCCAGCTACAAGTATAACTGAATCTGATTTTCAAAGAATATCTTTTCAATATATAGAACCAGAAGGTCAAGGAATACAAGGAAAAGGAACTGCATTATATACATTGGTTTTTAATGCTCCTTCTAATTTTAGTGCAAATGATGAAATAACTTTAAGGGTTTATTTAGGTCTTTTTAATGGAAGTTGGAATTATGTTTTTGATGAATATAGATTTGCAGCAACTGCTAGCTCAGGATCAGGCGGGTCTTATCAATTAACAAGTGGAACATTAACTAATCAAGTATTAGAAAAAACATTTAATTATGCTAATGGAGATGCCTTTCCTACTGCTGGTACAGTATTTTTAATTATACAGGATGTAACTCAATTTGTTCATAATGCTACTCATATGCCACAATTTGCTTTAGAATTGTATGAAACTAAACTTAATAGCCAATATAAAAAAAGTAATACAGATGTGACGCCTATTTTATATACTGCATCAGATGGAGGAGACAAGTCATGGGGAGATTACTCTACAATAACTAAAATACATCATATGCATAGAGATTTATTAATAGATTATGCTGGGATGACTACAGATACGCCAAGTAATTGGACTGATAATTTAAATAGTGCTAGAGATGCATGGACAATAAGATATTGGCAGTTAGATCAAACAACTTTAAAAGATTTACTCGAAAGAGTTCAATTTGAAGGAGCTTTTATCTTTCGCTATAAACTAGGAGATCCTAATAAACCTCACTATATTTATATTAAAGATACTGTTTCTTCAGTTTACACACTTTCAAAAGATGATATTGCTAATATTAATATAGAAACAACTGATTATAACGATATTGTAACTTCTAGAATTGTAAACTATATTAAACATCCAACAGAAAATAAATATTCAGAGTCTATTACATACACAGATTCAACATCTCCTAATAAACGAGTTAAATATAATATAAAAACAGACGAAAATATTGAAGAAGTTAACTTGGATATGTTAATTGCAAGTGTAGGGGATTCTGATCCTACTGGAGAAAATAGAAACGCTAATTTTATTTCTTATTACAATAAAATTATTGGAGATATAAAGCTTTTAATAACAGTTGATGTTATTAATCCAACTAAATGGGTTAATGCATCATCAGAACCCATTGAAGTAGGTGATATTATTGGGTTTGATTCTACAAATATGTTTCCAGAAACTCCATTAGGTCATAACTCTAGTAGTTGGAATAATATTCAGTTTATTATTGTAGGAACAAAAAGAACTTTAGGAAAGCTTACATTAAATTTAAGGGAAATATAAAATGGCTAATCAAAATATAAGAACGCCTCGATTTTATGTAGATGATGTAAACTATCAACTATCAAGAGGAGTCACACAAACTGAAAATGGAATTGCAAATACTACAGACTATGTTTATGATGTTATGTCTGGATCAGGTTTTATAGGAGTTCAAAACGGAACTGAAGCTGAATTGTTTGATATGCGACCACTAAATAAAGTTGATTTTAATACAAGTGCTGATACCGATGGTCATATTGGTATTGTAATAGATAAAGGAGATACAAGTAAAAAATATAATTTTGTTGCTGTTTTAAATCACAACTTAGCTTCTGCTGAAGGTGCATTTAGAATTGCTTCTAGTGATACACAAGGAAATATAATTACTGTAGATCATGAATCTGCTGCTCGTGAAATAGAAGCAACAGAAGTTGTTAACGCTGCAACTATGGGAACTTCAGACCCTTATCTAATTACGCCTAGCATTAATGGATCGACAATTGTAACATTTGGAGAAAATGACGATCAATATTTTAGTATTCAATTTGAAGGGAAAACAGCTAGTGGTGATGGCAATTTTTCAAGCACAGATTTATTTATAGGCTGTATTATGATAGGAGAATATTATGATATGCCTCATGCTCCAGAATTATCAGTAAAAAGATCTGTAATTTTTGATAACAATACAATACAACAAAGTATTGGAGGACAAAGATACTCTAATATGTCAAATTTTGGTAAATCAGCATCGACCATTACAAGATCTCCATTTATAAAAACATCTTTTCCTGAAAAAATGTATGGAGGTAGGTTAAGGTATGAAATGGCGTTTAATTATTTAGCTAGTACAGACATAATGCCTACTGAATATACAAATATTCAAACTGGAGATGATACTGTTATAGAGGATGTTTGGAATAAAGTTAATGGGAATCATATCCCATTTATTTTTAGTATTGACAATTCTTCTACTGGAGGTGGTGCAGAATCAGAACATATGTTTGCAAGATTTGCACAAAATTCACTTGATATGACTCAAGTAGCTCCAGATGTATTTAATATAAGTATGAGAATAGAAGAAGAGTTTTAGGGGTCAGGAATTACAACATTAAAATCTATAGCTGCCCAACGTATTAACTTTTCAATAAACTTAGAAAACTCAGAGGTTGATAAATGTTTAGTGCTTTTGATTTCAAAGTGATCTTTAATAGCCTGGTGCATTTCTTTATCAGTATATCCAATATCATCTGCCAACAGATTAACAATTTTCCAATAGTAGTTATTTTGTTGAGTGGACCTAACCCCACTTTCTTTTAGCTCTATATAGTAGTTGCCATCTAGATTTTCTATTGCAGAGTCAAAACTTTCTCTGTCAATTATAAACATTTTACCATTTTCTACCTTACAACTGAATCGCAATCTCTGCATATTTTCTCCTTCCAAAGTTTTCTATCTGGTGAAGCCCATAATCTTTTCTCAAAGATATTCCATTTTCTTCTACATTTAGGACACCAAAAAGTATTTTTATCAGCCCTACTAGAATCAGTTCTCCAATAACCATCTGCATTCCAAACAGGCTTTCTAACTTCGGTGCTTAGTTTATCTATTACCCATTGAATAGATCCAAATTTATCCTTGTTTTTCTTCTTCAATAACTCCACCTAATAATAATAAATAGTTTCTTGCATCTTGGATTCTTCCCATAATAGTCTCTGTGCTTGATTCTTTGCCTGTTAAAACGTAGTTTCTTATGCTATCCATATGTTTAAGCAAATAAATCATTACGACCATTTTAGGGGCTAAATTAAGCCTCTCACCGATACTCTTAAAGTTTTTAAATTTATCTGTATCCGAAACAGTATATTCTTTTCCTTTATCAAGCATAATTCTATGCTCTTCTTTTTGCATAGATTCAGCCCATTTTATAAAATCTTTTACTAACATAAATATCCTTAATTTAATCTAAAAATGAAATTTGATCTTCATTGGCTTTTTTAACAATGCCTATTGCTGCATCTAATATAATTTTTCCAACTTCATAATCCACCATATTTCTTACTAACTTTCTCTTGTCTTGCTTTCCTTTATAAGATTCTAAAAAGTTAATATCTATATCGTGAAATTCACATAGCTTTACTTTTTCTTGATTTTTTTGTCCACACATAAATCCCTTTGATTCTTTTCTATCAATACTAGGTGGTAATATAAAATTTGCCCAATAAAGATGTCTTCCTCTTTCTTGTGCTTCAATTAGCGGTTTGTAATAAGGAATTACATTTTCCACTACATATTTACCTTCAAAGTGTTCTTGTAAAAATATAACTTCTTGATAAAGATTCATGTCTGGATATTTAGGATTGTAAAAATCTTTATTTTTTTGTGTAACTCTTACCTTACTATGAGTTGGACATGGTGGAGATGACCAAATAAAATCAAATTCTTTATAATGATCCAATAAATACTGATGAGCATCTGATACTATTACTTTATCATTTGGAAATCTTTCTTGATATAAATTAGCCAAGTCTTCATCCCATTCAACAGCAGTTATGTTATGATCATTTCCCCATTTATATCTATTGCCACCCAAACAAGCATATAGATTTAATATATTCACTTTAACTTTTGTTCTATCCTATGTAATCTAATTATAACAAAAACCCATAGTGAAATCCACATAATAGTTTGAATAAGTGTATCAAACGCTTGGGTTTGTAATACTTCTTGTATGTAAAACATAATCATCTCCTTATTTTAAAATAATTCTAGTTTTCTTATTTTTTCTACATATTTTTTAGTAGACTCTTGTCTTTTTTGATACTTTCTACCTCTAAGTTCTGGATTAATTTCTTGTAGCTTTCTTCTAACTCTTGTAATTGATGACCAACTTACTAGATCTCCATTACCTATAGCTTTCAATAAGTCTAGTGCTGACATATCTTTTATATGAGTTGAATTATACCATATTGTAGCCACTAGCTTACTGTCACTATCTCTTAACTTAGGATTGGTTTTTAGTTGCTTTTCTACAATATTTTTAATGTTAGTTAAATTATCCATATGCTATTCCTTTTATTAAATTTTTACTCCAATTAGGTTATTGAAATTAATTTGGCAGCCAACCATGTTTGTCATTTCGCATTCCCTACAGTAAATAATTAATATCTCTGCAAAATGTTTATCCCTTTATGTTTTCCAGGACAAACGTATTTAATTGGAGTAATTGTCATATTGCTTTGCCATGTCATTCATACAAGGCTCACAAATGTAAATTTTATTAGATTCACAATGAGAACAAACATGCTTATCAAAAAACTTAGCATCCTTTTCTTTAGCTTTGTCCTCTTCTTTTTGAATTTGATTGATAGTATTTCTTAACATCGTCATATAAAAACCCATCTCACTATCATTGGTGTAATACCCTTCCATTTCATTCAGTATATCAGTTACTGAACCTTTTATGTCATTAAGAGTTTGTTGCTCTTTACTTTTCCATGAAAAACACATATTAATCTCCTTTTTAATGTATTAAAAATTATGATAAATATTTGAAAATATCAAATACCTTGATTATTTATTTTATCTATTAAATCTTGATAGTCTGCATCTATAAACTTTACTGTAGCATTTTTACGCTCTTTTAAATCTTCATACCACTCTAAGCCCCTTTTTTCAATTGCCCATTCAACAAATTCTGCTGGAGTCTTATGAGCAGAAAACTTAGAAGAAAATACATGGCAACCTACACATAAACAAAAGCCATTAGGTATATCCCACCTAACAGCCCTTATTGATCTAGAATAAAAATGATGAGCATTTAAATGTGTAGTTTTACGACATGATTCACACATGCCATATTCTTTTATTTTACTTGCCCAAGCATTGTCTAGTTTTTTTATTAATGTTCTCTTCATAGGCTTAACAGGGCTTTCAGGGAAACCAAGAAAACCTTACTCACCCTGTTAATTTAATTTAGAATGGCATTTCCTTTGTATCAAATACCTCTTTAACCTTTTCTGCAATGTTGTTTGGTCTAGACCCATGCAATACATCTAATAGCTGATAGGTTCTTTCTTCAACAGCTTTGATATCAAATTCAAGATGCTCTAAGCTTTGTACAGCTAATTTAAGACATACTTGTTTATGTATATCTAGCGTTCTAGCATCCAAAACAGGTGAGCTATCTAAGGTTTTTTCTTGTGATTTTGACGGAACAGTACCTTCTAAGGCATGAACTTCCCAAGCGTATTTTCCTGGAGCATACTCTTCTTTTTTGATGTTTAATTTAGCACCTTTTCCATACTCACCTAACTTCTTATGTAAACTAGCTGAATTAGTAAAAAAGGATGTTTCACGACCTTCTTTATTTACTCCATATAAAAACCATCTGCCAAAATTATTTGTACCGCTTTTAGGTTCATCAAATGCCAACTCTACAATATTATCTGATGAAGGGTTTAATTTAAATGAATCATTGTTTTCCATTTTTTCTCCTTGCTTTTAGTTGTTTTTTAATTAAATCTGTTATTTCTTTATAACCTTTATGAAATGTATTGGATTCAATAGAAGCACACTCGAAATAAGCACCTCTTTTCTTATGATCTTCTAAGCTTAGTTCAATACCTTCAACTAAAGATCTTACACTATCCGCTACAGTAGTTTCTTCTCCATCCTTAGAATCTTTATACCCATCCCAACATACTGTACCATAATATCGTCTATTACTCATTGCATACCTCCTCTTCAATCCAAATATCACAATGCTCTAAACATTTTGAGCAAATATCTGTATCATCATATACAATTGCTCCGCAACATTCTGATCTACCCATTTGCAACTCCTTGATCTTCTTTTTCTAGCATATCCTCATAGATCTTTTCAAAATCCTTTAATAATTTATAATATCCTTCTTTATCTGGATTTTTTAGATCATCAGCACTATCACTAGTAAATAAAAACTCTTTTAAAGCATTAATACACTTTAAAACTTCTTTTGTATTAAACTTAATTGTCGCTGTACATATTGCCATTTATCTCTCCTTTTTGGTTGTGGAAAATATAACTTTTATTTATAAGTATCAAGTTATTTTATCCTGTTATTAGTTCTCCCCATAATGAGGTTTTACCATTAATTACTTGGACCACATGAACTGTAAATAATCCACTATGGTAAAAATCTACTATTGCAAAAGCTTGACCCCAATTGGTGGACCTTCCACCTAGCCAATCGTTTTTTTCTGCACTCATATCTTTTAGGCAGCCAATACTCCAAGCTGATTTAGTTCCATCTATATGAGTTATAGATGATTGTTGTACATCGTGATGATGTCCATACATTACATTACCACCTAGCCTAAGTAAATGATTTCTAGTGTGTTGAATCCCAGCATAATGATGCCCATGATAAAAATTTAATTTACCAATCTTTAAATACCTACCTATCGGCATATATTTATAACCACGCTCTTTTAACTTAACTGCATTCTTAAATTTATAAACTTGAAATACCTTATGTTCATTTTCTTCATAAAATCTATTCATCCAATCATCGTGATTGCCTTCAATCATGTATTTTTCTTTGACATTTGCTTTGTCTAAAGATTCATCAATTTGGTCCATACCTTTATTAACATCAATAACATCTTGATCTATTCTAGGCATTTGTACTTCTAATGGTGGTCGCTTCTTTTTCTTCCATTGCCAATGAGAACAACCAAACCATTCTCCCACATCCCCTAAGTCAATATAGCCATCAGGTTTAACAATTTCGATTGCTTTACATAAAACATTAATTGCTCTTTGATCATGCAATGGAAAATGTTTATCAGGTGTTACTATATATCGTTTGACTTTCATGTTACCTCCTACATACTCTCAAGTCTAAGCCACTTTTCTAATGCATATTCCCATTCTTTAAATGTAGCTTCATTATTATTATAGCGTATCCAAGTTTTATCAAACTCATCCCATAAAACTTGTCGCATATGTCTTTTATTATAATCATACTCTTCTGTAAAATTAAAATCTTTAATTCTAGTCAAAAAGTGCTTCTTTAGGTTCTTCTTGGTATTCGACATACCTACCTCCTCCTTTAATATCATAACTTAATTTGCCCATTCCAGGACGTCCATTTTTGTACTGAAATCTTATTTTATGAACATGAATACCAACATAATCTTCATCTTCACTTCTATGTCTATGAACTGTAATTGCATTATCGCATTTATTAAACCAATTTGCTGATCCAGATATATCATAAGGCGTTGGTACAATCGGTCTTCTATTATTATCGTTTTCCATTTTCTTTGGATGTGCTACAACCCATATATGCATTTCATTAATTTTAGCAAAGGCATTTAGTTCTGCAAGAACTCTAGAAATATACAAGGTTTCATTTTCGCCACTTCCAAATTTATGCTCTAATGTATTCCAAGGATCAACAATTAATCCATTTAATCCATGCCTATAATTTAACAATTTTGCAGTATCCATAATAGACTTAATACTAACTGAATCTTCTTGAGTGCCTATAAACTTAATATGATCGTTTAGTATAAACATAGAATCTCTAGCAGTTTGTTCAGACATTTTATGCTCTCCATAAAAAGGTTTTCCAGCAAACTTGCCCACTAATTTAAGTAGATGATGTTTTATAGGAAAATTCTCTGCTGAAAATATACCAAACTTCCAACCATGATTTTGGATCATGTTTATCATAAGGGCATCCATCCATTCAGATTTACCCATATTAGGAACTCCAGTTACAACAGTTACTTCACTATGACTAACACGATAATGATCATCTACAGACATCCATCCCGTACTTAACCCTTTATGTTCTGGAGCATTCATTAGTTCAATAGCTTCATCAGTTATATCTTCAATTAATACCACTCCCTCTATTGGATAAGGATGAGCATTACTTATGATGTCAACAATCTTATCTTTACCATGCTTTACAAGAACTTCATTTAAATCTTTGCAGCCTTCGGGATATGTAACTTTAAAACACTTTTCCCTTCCAATCCTTCTTGATAGTTCACTTTGTAATGCATTACCATTTGGGTCGTTATCAGTACATAATATAACTGTTTTAGCATTCATTAAATGTTCTTCAGCACTAAGTAAGTATGAAAACTTTTTATCTGTAGGCGTTGAATTTGGAGCAATAGCACCATCAGGAACTGATACCGCATTAGTAAATCCACTCTCAACTAAAGATAAAGCATCCATTTCACCTTCAGTTATAATAATAGTCTCCATCCCAACCATATGATCAAATCGATAAAAACATTTTTCAGCATTCTTACATTGCTTAAACTGTTTATCTGCTGTTCTAGATTTAATATTGACAACCTCCCCACCTTTATAAAATGGAAACTGTATCCATCGATCTTTAAAACCAATCTTCTCAGATATAAGCGTGTTTTCAGAAAGCCCCCTCTCAGAAAACCATTTAACAACTTTTCCAGGAAGATCACTTATAACTTCTTCTTTAGGTTTTTCTATTGGAGGGATATATTCTTTTTTAGATTTTTTATTCAAGCTGCCCCTCCACCCACAATGATGACATAGCCAAACACCTTCATCAATATTAACTGCCAAGCATGGGTCATAAGATTTTTTTCTAGTAGATGAGCATTTAGGACATACAACTTTTTGCTCACCAAACCCATTACTGATATATATTCCATGATCTTCAAAATTCATTCTGAACTCCATTTGCTATAAATATTAGCAAACTTCGTCAGCCCATTTTTTGATTTCTTTCTTAATGAACGAAGTGATAATAAGTTTTTACTCCAAAAATCATTGTAAGTAGCCCATTCAATTACGGACCAAACTTCAGTATCTTCAAACTTATCAACCTTAATTAATTTATAAAGATTGTTAATTGATTCATTAACTAAGTTTTTATCTTGACTCCAATACTTAGATACTAACTTACTATGCACCTTAGATTGTTTGTTATAAAATTGACGAACAATTCTATATAAATATTCATACTGCTTTTCATTAATATCTCTTAAAAGCTTTATCTCCAGAGGATTCTTATTAGACTTACTGTGTATAATATTATTAGTATAATAATATATATCGTGGGGGGCGGTAGTGGAAATAGGGCTTTGATCGTGATTAAACACCACAGAACGCTTCTTTTTATCTTGATCCACTTCTGTCTGTGGCGTAGTGGCATCATTGATTTTGTTCTTTTCCACTTCTTCGTAGCGAGGAGTGGTTAACCATATTAATCTACTTTTATATTTCATCGTAACTTCATCTCTTATAAGGTTAAGATTAATATGTCCACACTCCCTTAGTGTGCCTAAATATTTTGATACTGATGATTGACTATAACCTAAAGCTTTTGAAAAATAAAGATTGGTTTTAGTGCAGTAACCATTATCTAAAGTTGCAGTTATTTCACAGTACAATAATTTTTCTCTACAAGATAAAAGATTATCATACCTAACATTTGAAGGGATGTACCCTATGTATGCATGTTTCATTGTTTCTCCTTTTTGGTGGTTGGGGGAAGAAAAAGGAGTAACTCCCCCCGAGTCGTTGGTATGACACATTTGGGTATATAGTAACCACCATCACTAAAACTTTTTCCTTTTTTATACCCAACAAATATAACCATAATATACTTTTTATACTAGGATTATATAAACCAACTATTTTGTTCCCCATATTCTTTCTACCCATTTCCTGGCGAACCAATCAAATACGATCAAGGCGGCAAGAATTAAACAACAAGATAAACTGAATAAAAAGAACGATACAAGCCATTCGGCACAGTTTAATATAATCATTCTTCCCCCTCATATACTGTTAGTCTAATAAGTGATTCTTCACCTACATCAACATATTTTCTAATATATGCATGATCAAAAGGAACATATTCATATTTTTTATGACCTTCCTTTTTACGCTTTACAAAAAGCCCTTCAACATTATATTTTGCATCAAGAATAAACTCCTTCTTTTCCTCATCATAATGTTCATCTCTTTTATAAGCATTTAAATTTATAACATCTTGCTCTTCGTTTTTAAGATACATTTCAAGGTAGTCATCTTCCCAATTAACACCCCTAGCTTTAAGATACATTTTTATTGCTTTGGTGATCTCATAACTATCTAGGTTGATTTCCATTTTTTACTCCTTTTTTACTTTTGATTTCTTCTCTTATTTCTTGAAGATACTTTTTAGCACCTTCATATCCTAACTCGATTACTAGGTTTTTTATTTTACCCATGTCATCTCCTTTGTTTTTTGTTTAGCGTATTTCTCAGCTTGAACCTCATAAAAATTACATTCATAAGGATCAAGGTCTGAAATTATACATCTTTCCATTTCTAATTCATAATCATTTTTATAAGCATCTAATCCCATTTCCTTACAATACATAGCGTGATTGATTTCGTGAAATAGAGTCATTAAAAACTCTTTTTCAGGAAGGCTTTTATGAATATAAATTGTGTTTGAATCTGCATCGTACTTACCATTAAAATTTAAACTATCAAATATAAGAGTGCAGTTTAAATTATGCTTTTTTAGTTCGTGCATTGCAAATGTTTCTTTATTAATCATACCTCCTTAACTCCTATGGTTTTTATAAAGACTCCATCTTTATATTTAGAAGGATCGATTTCTAGCATTTTACATAAATAATTCCAAGCATATTCGCTCTCCATTAATTTAGGGTAAATTGTTATTAACTTACTTTGTGGCGTAAAACCACATACTTGTAATTGATACTGTTGTTTTTTTGGAATGTCCATTATTGATTCTCCTTTTTACATCTAGGGCATTGTCTTCTTTGTTTACCATATGTTGGAAAATTAACATAATAAGATATAAAATCCTCAATGTTTCTTTTCCCATTTTTTTTATTAACTCTAAATGCAGAACTTAACTCCCAACATCTTTTGCATTGTAAACAATACTTAATATATTGATCTGCTAATTTAGAATCAAAATTCACATGTTTTTTTTCTTGTATAGGTTTAGTTGTATCATAATCAAAAAAATCAAAACTCATTATATACTCCATTGTTGTGCCATAGCATCTGCAATCCCTTGATATGTCTTAGATCTTAACTTTTGGCGTTCTGCTTTTGTTTTTGCTTTACTCAATACATCTAAATACCACTTAGCTTGTCTTTTTTTCTTGCCATTTTTATCAATCCACTCAACAAACTCACCTTTATCTACAATCTTGGTAGGTTTTAGCTTTGGTAGATTCTTTAACCATAAACAAGTTTTTTTAGCTTCTGAATGTCCATATTCATAAGGTTGTATTATTTGATCGGGTTTTCTAATTGCACTAGATATAACCGAAACGGGATTTTCTAATGCTATCTTTTCAATAGGTGCATCAAGTAATTTCTTTACAAAATCAAGTGCTTTATTTCTATTCTTTAACCTTTCTAAACAAATTGAACCATCGTTGTTATACATCCATCTAGCACCACTAACTGCTAAATAAGTGCAAGGTGGATGGGCAATCATTAAATCATATTTACCACTATATGCTTCAACAAGTGCATCACCTTTTATATGCCATTGGGGTTCACCACCACTACAATCTTGAATGTCACAAGAATATGCTTCGTGACCTAGTTTTCTAAAAGCCTTTGCAACTGCTTGGCTTTCTTCACATGCTACTAATACCTTCATTATAATAACTCCTTTATTTTTTGATTTATTGCTTCTTTTTCTCTTATTAATTGCTTCAAACCTAAATACTTTCGCCAAAGTTTATTATTTTTTTCTTTTTCATCATTTAAGTCTTGTTGTAATGCCCAAAAACGAGCATTTAATTTATCGATTTCTTCTTTTGCTTCAGAATAACTAGCACCTTGAACATATAAGCCGAGTCCATCTGCATTATCTTTTGCTACTTCTCCATATCTACCATATGAACCTTTTTTAGGGCATCTATATTTAAAAGAAAAACGATATTCTGAATGTTGCTCTTTTGCAAGAGTGTTTAAATGCTTTATAGCTTTTCGGTTTTCTTCTGAGTTAGGAATGACACAAACTTGTCTAGTCATTGATTTGTAATTTTTTTTAGTCATATTCTTTTTTGGTAGTGTCAATTTCATTATATCTCTCCAATTATAGGTTTAACAAAATTATTATAATAGGAACATTCCTTGTCATTTATAACTTGACAAGGTTTGTTCGCAATTTTAGAATCAATAACTTGATTTATAATAACTTTATTTAATGTAGGTTGTTTTTTAAATACTATTCCTAAACATTTTAAGTTAGTCTCACAATTAGCACAACTAGACTTGATACGCCCTTTTAAGGTATTACCTTGCCTATTCATTCTCATTCTGAACCCTCCCCTAATTTGATATTATATAAATTAGCTACCTTCTTTAAAAGTATTTCAGTATAATACTTTTTATCGGATGTCATTTCTAAGGTGTATCCCATACCCCAAAGATATTCGATTGCATCAAGACATTCTTTTTTAGTGACTTTATTTAACATTATACACCTTCCTTAATTTTATAAGATTCTTGAACATGACCATCAACTATTTTATGGCTTTTTGTAAATAAGTCATCAAAACCATGATCTTCTATATCGTGATCTTCTTTAACAACTTTTCTTACAAGATATAATATTTCTCTTGCTCTAATTCTATCAGAACTTAAGTTGTTTATCCAATTAGCGATGGTTATTTGTTGTTTTGTCAATAAAGACATTTCATTATTTAATTCCATTTTAAAACTCCTTTTTTAGTGTACAAAAAATTATGGTGAATTATAAATAGAGTCAAGAAAAACTTTGTTAAATGCTAATATTATTTGATTTACCGAGGAGAAAATATAAATCCAATCCAAAAATATAAACCAAAATTATAAATAAGAATTATAAATTTAGGATCAAAATTATTTAATATTTTCAATATTTTTTCAATATTTCAAATTTTCGATTTAAGGCTGCAAAATTTTCCAGGCGAACTCACTATCGACTCAACCTATTAAACGAGGTTTTAAGGCTATTTTTGAGCTTTATTTGAACCCATTTCGACACCTTTTTAACTCTATTATTGAGGGTAAAGGATACAAAAAAGCCCTCTAAAAAAAGGGCTTTGTTTTGTTGGTATGTTGAAAGGGTTTTTAATATGGCTTTTTTAAATTTACTAGCCATTTATTTTTTAACCTTAACGATTCAATTTTCCTTTTTAACTTGTTAATCTTATAGCTTTTAAAAAGATTTAAAGCCACTAAAAAAACAATTAAAAAAACTATTAATAATTCATTATTCATTTTGCAACCCTCCCTTAATGATATTTATATGATATGTTTTTAATTGAACTATTCCAACAATCCCGACAAGTTCCGCACTCATTATTATTTTTATAGCTTTGGCATTCAATACCAAAAGCTTTTTTATTTTTGTGAACCGTTGAAGTATTTAAGCCTTGTATTTTTGGTGGCTTTTGGTCAATCATATGACTTGATAATCTTACTATTAAGTTTTTTGGCAATTTACCAAAGTTTACAATATATGAATTAACAATTTTATACTCTCTTGTTGGTAACCAATGTAGAACATTTGGCGTTTTTTTGCACACTTCAACAATCTTTTGTAAATGGTCTATGCTTTGTAGGTCTCCGCTATCGTGCCACCTAAAATAATTACTATCTTTTTTACTTCCTTGATTGTTAATTAAATATGCCATTGATTCAACCCATAAAGAATTGTTTATTTTTTCTGTTTTTGGTCTCAATTTATCAGTCAATTTGTATCTTTTGTAATTACCTTTTAAAGCATAGCAACCATTACAAACACTATTTTCTACACTTACTAACTTTGCTCCCGTTTTACAATCTAAAGCACTCAAATTAAAACTAAATGAGGGCATTTTAGTTGTATTAGATAAAGCACTTCCAACTATTTTTTTTGCTAATGATTTATTCACTTTTATTTCTCCCTTTTATATTAATGGTGAGTCACTATTGACCCAAGCAAGTTTATTTAAATAATTTTTTAATGCTTTTAAAATTTTCTTATCATTTTTTAATAATACATTCAATATCTCATAATGAATTAAACTATTGTTTGGTGAAGCTAAATAACAATTAAAAACACCACTTGAAAAAACATCCTTATCAACTTGAATTGTTAATGTTTCAACTTTTCCATCATATGAATAATTAATGTCGAATTCAATGAGCTTATTTTTTAAAAAGTTTTCTGAGTTTGTTTTATTTCTTGAATAGATTTCAATATTTTTATACATGATTTGGGTTTCCTTTTATTTAATTAATTAGTGATAGTTTTAATGTAATGTTAAAAACAAATATGAGTCAAATTTTTTTTGTATTTTAGGCAAAAAAAACTTGTAAAAAACTTTATCAAAGCTTAAAACATCCAATCAATTTTAAGCCACCTAAAACCCACCTAAAACAAGAGATCACTACCTAAAGCTATAACAACACTAAAAACTTTTTTCATGGCGTTTAAGGTAGTAATTTGGGATTCTATTGAGGGTAAAAAATAGAGTAAAAAAACTATTGACATTTGATTAGTTTTAACAGTACAAAAATTAGCTATTGACATTGTTAATTATTGGAGTTATTAGTACATATTAAATCCTTCGTTTTATCTTTTTAAGGTGGGTTACTACCTATAAAACAAGATCGTTTATTTTTGCTATTAAATTGGGCTTATTTGGACAATTGTATATTTTTGGTATAAACTTGTAACACTCTGTTATACTTGTAACAATGTGCAACGTCCCAACCTGGGACGTCTCAACCCGTTACAACTACCATGGTAGCTGCTTAAATTATGGTAGCTGTATGGTAGTTAAATGGTAGCTGTTGCAACGACTACCCTATAGGCGTATGACTACCATTTGTTATGGTTATACCCTCATTCCCCACAAAATAACATATAAGAAACCCTCAATCTAAATTTTAAAAAAAATCTCAAAAGAAAGACCTTGTTGTTATTACTGTATAGGAGTATCGGTATCTTTAGAGGATTCAGATCGCACAATTTTAAATAGGTATTGTATTAGAGTATAAAACCTCTGTAAAATATACCATAACGACAAAAAGGTCTTGTATGAGTATAAATTTACCTGATAAATGGAAACCAGAAAAAGTAAGAGCTATTGAAGTGTTAGTTTCTAACCCAGGAGCTAAGATAGTTGATGTTGCTAAAGAAGCTGGAGTAACAAGAAATACTGTATTTTTATGGTTGAAAGACCCAGAGTTTGTAGAAGTATTTTATCAAAGATATATGGTGTCATTTGGATCTAAATTACCCTCAGTTTTAGAGTCTATGATACGAGAGGCAGAGGCGGGTAATGTGCAAGCTGGTAGACTTGTTTTAGAACACTCTGGAAAGTTAATAAAGCGTGTAGAAGTAGCCAATCACCAAAGTCCATTTGAGAAGTTTTTAAACTCTAACAATAGTGAAGTAGAAGCTGACTATGAAGAGGTTTCTGAAGACAATATACAAGTCCTACCGCAACGACCTATTGTTCCTAAAAAAGTAAAGCACCCTACTAAAAAGGAAGCACTAAAAAATCTAAGAGCTAAACAGATAAAACTCAAGAAAAGAAGAGAGGCTCTACGATGGAAAAAAAGAGCAAAAGCAGTTGGGATACCTCTACTTGGAAAAGGAAGACCTACCCCAGCACAAAAGAAAGCTTGGCAAGACAAAGTTATAGCAAAAGAGAAGTCCACTAATCCCTAGCGAGTAGTGGCTTTAGGGTAAAAACACCCTTCTAGTGTGTTTAAATGCACTTTGATTTGCTTTGGTATGTCCTGTAGCGAGGTCCATATATATATTAACATATATATATTATATACAGAGTAATAGGATTCCTCCAGTGAGAAGTGGAGTTATTTTTTTATTCGGTTAATTCTGGTGGTATAATGAGATTTACAGTTAGGACATTGATCGTACTTTTCTGATGATGTACTTAACGTAGTCCATGTCCATCCACAATCTGTACAGAACCAAGGAGTAATAGTGAATTTTCTCACAGTTTTAGTTTATCACTAACATCCACATCAACAGGAAGTAACTGACAGTAACAATATTCCTTACAAACGCTAAAACCTGATCCAGGCATCCCTCTTACTGTCCAATTATCCCAAGTATCTATTTCACCAGCCCTTTCTTTACAATCAGGACATATATTTTTAGATATAGCGACCCATCTTAACTTTCCCCCCATGTCTCCAAATCTCCGAAACGCTTGATTAATTGCACCAATAGTTCCTCGTTTAATTGAGTTCCGCAATTCTCCAAAAATTCGTCCTTTGGTGGCAAGATCGGATTCAAGAGTTCTAATAATCGATTGTTCACTAACACCATTTCTTCTAAGACGTTCAATCTCTTGATTAAGTCGTTCATTGAAGACTCTGATGTCGAAAGATAATCCAAGAGCAGCGAGTAGTAATATTTCTCTGTCTTTGTCATCTAATTCCCTAATAGTATGTTCTGCCATAAAATATCCTTTTTAAGTTTCTAATACAAGAGGAGTTTTTCTTCTCAAAGCTTGATTAACATCTTTTTTAAATTTATCGAAAATAGGCATAATATCTTTTTTTGATGTAGTTATAAATTGTCTTTGTGGTGTTCCTGGCTTTAAATCGCCAGTATGATGAAAAAATCCATATTTATTAAGAGTCAATCCTTCAGAAGTGCCTTTTATGCTTCGATATAAAGCCCCTGTTTCAAAAAGAGGTTTTGAACCGCCAGTCTTTTCTCTTTTTCTTCTAGCAATTGTTGATTCTTTTAATTTAGGTTTTACGCCCTTATCAATAGCCTCTTTTGAACCTCTTTCAGCACTACGGGCATATCTTTGAGTTGTTTTTTCTATTATCTTTGGCATTTCATTTGCCAATTTATTAAAATCAACTGCTACGGATATTTTCAATTTCATCAAAAAACTCCTTACCTAGTCTTTTAGCTTCTAGATATTTATCTTGATTATTTATAATATATTCTTCTGCTTGAGCAGTTGCCCAAGAGATTGGATCTTTGAGTATTTCTTTTATATCGCCTTTTAGATCAACATCAAGATTGTTGATTTTGTCCAGGCGTTTGACGAAACTGAGTAAAGATTGATTGTTGTCGTGTTTGCTCATTAAAGCCTCTGTTATTATCAATAATGGCTTGAGCTTGCTCTAAAGTTAAGTCTTTATTTTCACGAACCATTATTTTTGCTTGAGTGGTTAGATTGTTTTGTAAATCAAAGTTATCTTTTAAGATTTGATCTTGAACTGTTTTAGGATATTCTACTTCATAAAAGTCTATCCCAAATTCTTCAGAAAGATTAATATTATTATACGCTGCAATGGTTCTTTCTATTTCATAAAGATCTTTTTCATATAATCTCCATAAAGCAATATCATCATAGTAATCTTCTTTTCTTTCCATGTCTTTAACCATCAATGAAATACCACTAGGTACTTCTCCACCAGACTCAGCCCATTGTATCCATAAATGATTATTGGTGGCTACTAATTCCATTTGAAATTTTATGTTGTCAATTGCCTCTGTAATATTTCCACCAGGGCTAGTAATATTATACTTTCCTTCTTCTCCCATGTCTAAAATAGTATTAGATCCAGCACGAATCATATTTTGATCTGCTTGAAGTCCATTAACCCAAGGCTGACCAAACATGTTATAGCGTAATCCTAAATTCATTTCTGTCATTGATATGTTAACTTGCTCATTGCAGTTAATGATATCATTTGCACCCTCTACATAAAAAGAGTCAATTTGATCTTCTCGATGAGTAAATGAAAAAGGCAATATACCATAAGGATTTTTTTCTTCAAAAATAATATCTCCTTCTTCATTCATAATTACATTCTTTTCTGAATCCCAATATTCCCATTGAAGTTCAGTTGTATTACTAAGGTCTGCAACTTGATTAAGTAATGGATATGTAATTGCAATAGGTGTAAAAGGATCATCATTAAAATAGGATTCAAAATAATAAATTGGTCTGTATTCAAAGCGACCATTCTTCCAAAACACTCTGTTAGCAATTGTTCCTAGTAAACGAGTCATACGCTCTGAATGTTTTAATCTAACATCTTTTGTTGGCGTTAAGCTTTCATATAGCTCTGAAGTATTGCCAGTGTTTCTTTTTGCACCAAGCGTATAAATACCACTTATCTTATTTATAAACTTTCTAGTAAAATTAGTTAACGTAGGAGGTATCTCATTAAAAGCATCTCCTGTAAAATAATTTTTAATATACTGTTCAGTTGATGTTCCTGAATAGTAGTCTAGATGCTTTCTGATTTCAAACCTTCTTTGTTGAGCCATCATCATCTTTGCTTCTGTTAGTTTATCCTTTATAACTTTATCTATCATCTTTGAATCCTCTTCATTTCCCTATTTCTCATTGGAAATCTGTTTATTATGAAATACCTAAAAGCATCATTTCCATGATCGTGATAACCATCTTTTATAGGTTCTTCCTTGATCGGCTTACCATCTTCAGACTCAGGATACCTATACTCTTCAAAATCTTCAATTACGTCAACACATTTTCTGTCAACATGTATTCTTCTTATGCCCTCTGCACTTTCAAAAAACCCTCTTGTATAAGCCACACTATTGATAATGTTTCTACTTTTTCTGTCTCTAGTGTAAAGTATTCTCATACCGCTTCTTCTAAAAATCTCTGTATCGGCTGCTCCACTTTGTCCTTGAATATTACTACCAGCTGGATCTCCATAATAGCTTACAATAGGATAACCTTTTACTTTAATCATTTTAATCAAGTCTTCTGTTCTAATATTTTTCTTATGCAGAATACAATCAAAAATTCTAATATGATCAAACTCTCCATCAAAGTATGTCTGCATAAATAAAACCGCTGGCATCCTATAGCCAAAGTCAATTGAACAATAGGTTGGAAGGTTAGGATCGTATGGAAAGTTTCCTGTATCTAACTCACGATTAAAATCCCAAACCTTTCCTTCAAATACAGAAAATTCTGCTCCAAATTCTTGACCAAAAAGTTCTTTAGACATATTTCGTTTTCTTTCAATAATAGCTGGATCATTCAATCCTAGTGGAAACTCGTATTGGTTTTTCCAAGAAGGTGATGAATAGTTGGACCACATATCATCTATTTCGCCTAACTTGTACAGATCATAAATCCAATTTCTTCCTTCTGGTGTAGTAATAAAAATTACTTTACCTTTTCTACCAGCTACTGTAGGAGATAAATACATATCCCAAATCTTTTTATTCATCTTGGCTACCTCATCGATAACCAAAAGATCTAAACCCTCTCCCACAAGACTTGATGGATTATCTGCTGACATACCCTCTACTATTGTTCCCCATTTAAAACGAATATACATATCTTTTTCAGAAGCTTTATCAATATCATCTCCATGCCCAACTACCATTCTCTGCCATATCTCTCTGAAAATTAATCTTGCTTTTTTATAAGACATCCCAACAACCCATATACGTTTATTGGGTTGTGAAGCTACATAGGTTGCCTCCATAGCACTAGCCCAAGTCTTTCCAAATCTCCTACCACACACAATAACATTAAACCTCGCATTGTACTTTTTTGGATAGTGAAGAGCCAGCTGACCATCATGCGGTTTGTATCCTAAATATTCAAACCATTTTTTTTTAAATTCGTAATTTTTCTCTTGCATTAGAATACTTCTATAAGTTACATTATACTATACTTTTAATGCAAGGGATATTCTTGCAAAATAACTACTCACTTAAGAGGTAAAAATGTCAGAAGAAAAAGTCATCGAAACAGATGTAAAACAGGAAAACGTCACTAAAGACGAAAACAATGTACCTATTTCAAGGCTAAACGAAGTAATCTCTGAAAGAAATGATCTCAGAGATAAAATGAAAGCTTTTGAACAACAACAGGAAGAACAAAAGAGAGCTAAGTTAAAAGAAGAAGAAAAGTGGCAAGAATTAAATGTCGAGCTTAATAAAGAAATTGAAACCTATAAACCTTATAAAGAGAAGTGGGAATCAATGGATTTAAAACTTCGGAAAGATGCTTTAGCTAAACTTCCTGAATCTAAACGAGAAAAATTTTCCAATGTGGATACGGAAACGCTACTTAATATCGTAAGTGAATTTGGCGAGTCAAAGGAAAATCCTCCTGATAGAAAGGGAACTGTTCCTACACAAAGACTTGGCAAAATAACCGATATGAGTCCTGAAGAACGTAAACGCAATTGGAGTAAAATATTAGAATCTTATAGGAGATAATAATGAGTTATGGTGCAATAGGAGCTGGTGCTGGAAATGGCAATTCTAATGATGGTGGTAATACTGGCTTAACAGAGGTTGATGTATTTATTCCAGAGTTGTGGAGTGAATATGTATATGATTATCTACAAAGAAAGCTGGTTTTTAGACCACTTGTAGATGATTATAGTGATATGGTTCAAGGTAAGGGAGATGTTATTCATGTACCTTTAATTTCAGAACTAACAGTACAAACAAAAACAGAAAATACAGCGATTCAGTATGATACAGATGGTGGTGCTGTTTCTGATATTACAATTAATCAACATAAATATGCTTCAAAGTTATTTGAAGATATAGCAGTTATTCAAGCTAATCCAGGTATGGTTGAGAAATATTCTCAAGCTTTTGGATATTCTTTAGCTAAAGAAATAGATGCTCATATAGCTAGTAAGATAATTACTGTATCATCAGGAGCTACTTTAGCAAATGACGATATTATCACACAAGCAGAATTTCAAGCAGCACTTGCTTCATTAGGTGAAGCTGACCTTGATTATCGTGATGGTGAGCTTATGATGGCTGTTAATCCAACAGTTTATGCAGATTTACTGCAAGAAGATCGTCTAGTAAGGTATGATTCAACTGGTAATGCTAATGGTGGTCTTATTACTGGAATGGTAGACAGTATGTATGGTATGCCAGTAATGATGACTAATGCTTTAGGAACAGGCGGTACTAATGTTAGTGGAGTTATTTTTCACAAAACAGCGGTTGGATTTGCAATGCAACAAGAAGTCAGAATGCAATCAGACTACTCGATTGATCACTTAGGTACTAAAGTGGTTGCTGACGCTCTTTATGGGTGTGCATTAATACATGCAACTCGTGGATATAAATTCACAAACGCTTCTTAATAGAAGTTAATTACTTAATGGGGGTGGTTTACTCTGCCCCCATTTAACCAAGATACCCATGAGAGTTTGTCAAGCTCGGTAAGGTATCGTATCACAGGAGAAAGAAGATGGCAAGTTCAAGAAAATACTCTGTAGTAGAATCTCTGAATCAAATGGTTTATGAGAATGCTGTAGCAGTATCTCCAAACGATAGTGCAGATGTAACAGGGTCTCCATATTCAGCTTTATATGTTGGTGTAGGTGGAGATGTTGCATTGGATGCTCATGGATCAGGAGAAGCTATCGTATTTAAAAATTTAGCCTCAGGGCAATTACTTCCAGTAAAATTTGATAGGGTGGATGCCACCAATACAACTGCAACAAATTTAGTTGCCTTAAAATAATGCTTACTGCATTAAGAATAGTAGCGACCACATTCATGCAAGCAATCTATGACATAGGTTGGAGTGGGTCTGAGGGTTCGCTTTTAAAATGGGAAGAACAAACACAACAATGGGATGACCCAGAACCAAGTTAAAGGGAAAAATTATGGCAACATTAACTAATAAAACAATTGCAAGTTCATATCCTCAACTTTTATCACTACCTGATGGCGGTGGAAATGGAACAACTTTAGTAGCCATTACAGATGGAGATGCTGGCAATACATTTGCATTACAACTAGCAACAGATAAGGTACAAGTAGTCGGTGAATTAAATATTGACCAAGATGCTACAAGTGGAACAGCAATCAATATAGATACGGAAACACAAGATGGGCAAGGTATTTATATGGATGTTAGTCAGCAAACAAGTGGCTATGGAATTAATATAAATGATGTGGGAAATAGCAGAACAACTGGCGGTGTATTATATATTAACTCTAATCAAAATAATAGTGGAACAAGAAATTTAGTAGAATTTAGAAATATGCACGCTAATGCTACTGGCACAACTGCTCTAAAAATTCAGCAAGAATCTACTGGATTAGCCATAAATGCTCTAGGAAATGTATCTATTGGAGATACAACAATACCAAGATTAGCCGCTGTAAGCAGTCTTTTTGATGGTGCATTGAGACTTGCTCATACTGGTGCTGATGGTGATATTGCTCTTTTTGAAATGGAAGGTAAAAAGTCTGGTGCAGATGCAGATGTTTGTGTTATGTCTTTTAATAATGCTGATTCAGATGATACCTACAAAAGATTAGCAGAAATAAGAGTTGGGAGAGTTGGAGCAGATAATAGTGGTCAGTTTAGCTTTAGAACAGATAATGCTGGGTCATTTGCTACAAGGATGACTATAACCTCAGCTGGAAATGTAGGAATTGGAACTACCTCTCCGTCAAGAGAGCTATCAGTAGTTTCAAGTTCTTCAAAAGGTGGAATGTCAGTTGAAGCGGCAAATATTCCTAGTATTTATTTAACTGATAATCATGCAAATGTTTCAAGAAGACAATATGTAATAACTTCTAACTTTGTTGAATTTGGTGATTTTGGCATAAAACAATCATCTAATGCTACTGCTGACCCACATGATGGGACAACGAGGTTTTATATAAATAATGCTGGAGCTGTAGGAATTGGAACTGCTTCTCCAACTCATGCTAAAATGGAAATAGTAGGTGATTCTGATGCTTTTCAATTAACAATGAGTGATGTTGCAGATTCAGATGATACTACTAAAGAAGCTAGAATGGGAATGCTTCATTATAAACAAGCAGAAGAACCAGTTACATTGTTTTATGCACAATCTGGAAGCACAGCAAATGCTATATATATTGGTGGTGGAACTGGAGTTGGTAATGCCGCAACAAGTGTTGGAATAGTTACTGGTGCAAATTATAATACTGCTTCTGGTACTACAAGAATGTTAGTTGATAACAACTCTCGCATTTCATTATCTAATAATGATTCTGGTACTGGCAATACAGTTTTTGGACACTTAGCTGGAGATGACTTAGCATCTGGTGGAAACTATAATACTTTTATAGGTCAAAATGCTGGTCACGAAAACAAATTAGGAGACCAAAATATTGCTATTGGTTATCAAGCTATGGATGCCTCATATATTGATGACACCCAAGATGCCGCAACTGTTCAAAATGTTTTCATTGGCAATAATGCTGGTGGAGGAAATTGGGTAACCGCTGCTTGTCATTCAAATACTGCAATAGGAGCTGGTGTAATGGCTGGTGCTATGAATGGAGCAACTAATAATACAGCAGTAGGTCTTGTTTCGTCAGCCGCAATAACAACTGGAGATTTTAATAGTGGACTTGGTGGATACTCTAATTATAATATAACTACTGGAGAAGGTAACACGTCGATAGGTTATTCAGCGAATTTATACAATGAAACTGGAACATATAATACATTTTTAGGAACTCAAGCTGGGCAAGGAGCAACTGGACAAAGTCATAATGGAAATGTTGGAATTGGTTATAAAGGTTTATATGCAATTACCAGCGGTGCTTACAATACGACTTTAGGCTATCAGACAGGTATAAATTTAACAACTGGGGGAGCAAATATTGCAATAGGTACAGATGCTATGTCTGTTCCTACAAATCCCGAAACCTCAATAGCAATAGGTCAAAATGCTATGGGTTCACTTCAAGCTGGTCAAGCATTTACTGATGTTATAGCCATTGGATTAAATGCAGTTCGAGGTTCTTCTAGCTCAACTGATGCTATTAATGGAAGTATTGGAATTGGTCAAGATGCGTTAAGAAATATTACATCTGGTGCTGGAAACACAGCTATTGGTTATCAAGCTATGGATGCAAATACTACTGGAAGTCAAAACACAGCAGTTGGTTATAATGCGGCTGGGGCAATACCTGGTGGGGCATTTGGAAACACAGCCATAGGTTATAATGCCCTTGCAAATGGTAGTAACGAAGCTACTGATGAAAATACTTGTATTGGGCATCTTGCGGGTGATTTAATAACCTCTGGTGAGAATAATGTTATTATTGGTGCTGGTGCAGATGTTGGAACAAATACAGATAGCAACTGTATTGTAATTGGTAGAGAGGCAATAGGACAAGGAACTAATAAAATTGTTTTAGGTAATTCGGCTCATACAGATGTTTATATGGCATCAGATAGTGGAGCAACAGTTCATTGTGCTGGAATTGATTTTTCAGCTAGTCAACCCGCTCCAGATGCGGGTTCATCTTCATCTGAAGTTCTTGATTCTTATGAAGAAGGTACTTGGACACCAGTATTAAATGGTTCTACAAATGGAGCAGCGGTTAATTATGACACTCAATTTGGTGCATATACAAAAATTGGTAGAATGGTTCATGTAACTTGTCATATTGCTATGACAAATTTTAATAATAGTGGTGGTGCGGCAATAAGTGGTGATCTTACAATAACTGGGTTGCCATTTACATCTAGTAATACTAATGATGCCTATACAAATGGTATAGTTAGATATGGAGATTTTGCATTACCTACAAGTACAGATAATAGTGCAACAGTAGCTCCAACTGTTTTTGCATCAACAAATAAAAATTCAGCATCAATAGGTTTGAAACTTTATGATAATTCAAGTAGTAATACAAATTTACAAGCTAGTGAAATGTCATCTGATGGAGATATATTATTTGATGTTACATATTTTGTTTAATTCTTAATTGGATAATTAAGTGGAACTAATAACAAGGAGTTATAATGGCAATTAGTAAACAGTTAAAAGATGATTATGAAGTTAGAGGAGAGTACAAGCATATCAATGTTCGTACTAAAACTTCAATAATAGAGGATGGTAAGGAAATATCATATTCTTATCATAGAAAAGTATTAACACCAGATATGGATATTTCTTCTGAATCAGACGAGATTAAGGCGTTAGCTGGTGCAATTTGGACTGATGCTGTTAAAAAGGCGTGGTCAGATAAACTAAAAGCAGACGAGGAATAAAAATGAATTGGTCAAAATACGCAGAAAAGAAAGGCAAAACAGCAGATTTTGCTAAAAAAGAAAGAGAGTTGCAACCAGCTAAAAAAGAAATTAAAAATGAAGCTGGTGAAGTAGTACAAGCTAAACAAGATGCAGTAAAGCAAAGTTATATCGCTTGTGTATGTAAGCGTTGGGATTCTGAAACTGGTGAAGCTATGCCAGACAGTGAAAGAGAATACTCACTAGCACAATTAGAATCTGAAAAGAAAAGATATGATGATGAGATGGCTAGAGCCAAAGCATATAGTGATGGTCTTGCATTAGCTATCGAGGATTACAAAAAACTTTAAACAATAACAATAGGAGTCAAAATTGGCTAAAACAAAAGACAAACAGCCAGAATTAACGCTTGACGATAAAGGATACTTTTTTGATGAGATGAGTGAAAAACAAAAAGGTATTTATTTACACCTAAAAAATGTAAATGATAAGATACAGTCAAATGGTTTTCTTGGAGAACAGTTAGAAGTAACAAAAGGTGCATTAATACAAATGTTTAGAGAGACATTGAGTGAAGAAAAAGAAGAAAAATAATAATCGTAGCACATCCTACAACATCCCCATAAAGTTTATCTTTGTGGGGTGTTTGCTTTTCACTAGTTGTAGTGGTTGGTCTGTAATGGGTTATTCACTAGATCAAGAATGTACTGAGGTAAAAGAATAATGGATTTTATGGCTATATATAGTGAGGCTGGAATGATTGGCGTGGTTGGAGCAATGTTCGTATATCTGGTGGTTTCTCTATCTAATAAATCAGCCAAACAACAAGAACAATTAGAAGATTTAAAAGTAGAGAATAAAGGACAATCTGAAACATTAGAAAATATGGAGGGTATGATCATAAAATTAATTAACAGATGGAATACTTCTGATGACAAGTTAGATAGAAAGTTTGATGCATTAACAAAAGATGTAAACTCAGTAGATAATCAAATTTCAGAAGTTAAAGGGAGTTTAAGTAGGATTAATGGAAGGCACTAATGGATAGTTTAAAGGTATCAGGAACAAGTTTTGCAAGTCAAGTAATTGTCTTTATGGATATGCTTCCTTACTTTTTAGGAATAGCTATAGCTGTAATGAATATTATTTATCTGTATTATAAAATAAAAAATGAGAAGGAGTCTTAAATGTTTGGAAAAGTAGTAGCAGAATATTTACTAGACGATGAAGTTAAAGCTGATTTAATTGCATCAGTTAATAAGTCTGTTAATGTGCCAATGATCAATGAAAAAACAGAAGCTAAAATCTTAGAAGCTATCTGGGAATTGTTTGAAATGGCAATTAAAAAAAAGTTGGGGTTATAGATGACGAATATAATAGTAGCCTTACTCACAACCTCATGTTTGCATGGATCAATCCCAGACATGGTCCAATATCCTGAAAGATACTCTGACGTTTCTTACTCTTTATATGGTGATGTTAAAAAGAAAAAAAAGAAAGGTAAGAAGATTGGTGGATCGAAAGGTAAAAAGTCTAAGAAAGGTTTTTTCTCTAAGATATTTGGCTCTAAGTAATGGCTAAAGATCCTAGACTTAAAAGATTTGGTCTAAGGGGATTTAATAAACCAAAGCGAACTCCTGGACACAAAACTAAAAGCCATATGGTGTTAGCTAAAGTAGGTAGCAAAGTAAAGTTAATACGCTTTGGTCAACAAGGAGCAAAAACCGCTGGTAAACCTAAAAAGGGAGAGTCAGCAAGGATGAAAGCTAAACGTAAGTCTTTTAAAGCAAGGCATAGAAAGAACATTGCTAGAGGAAGAATGTCTGCTGCTTATTGGGCTGATAAGGTAAAATGGTAGAGTTATGAAAGTAAAAGCACCAAAAGGTTATCATTGGATGAAGAAAGGAAAAAGTTATCGTTTAATGAAGAATCCTAGAAGTGGATATAAAAAACACAAAGGAGCTTCTTTATACGCTAATTTTAGTGTACAAAAAAGACATGGCTAAACGTAAAAAATCAACTGTAAATAAAGCTGGTAATTATACAAAACCAGCATTAAGAAAAAGATTATTCTATAGAATTAAAGCTGGTAGTAAGGGGGGTAGGGCTGGACAATGGTCTGCAAGAAAAGCCCAGATGTTAGCTCGTGCTTATAAAAAAGCTGGAGGTGGATATAGATAATGGCACTTAAAAAATCACAGAAAAGCTTAAAAAGATGGACCGCTCAAAAATGGGATTACATTACTAAGTCTGATAAGAAAAAACCTCGTAGAAAAAGAGGACGTTACTTACCAGCTAGTGTAAGAAAATCACTTACCGCAAGTCAAAAAGCTTACGAAAATAGACGTAAAAGAAGAGCAAGTAAAGCTGGAAAGCAATTTGCTAAATATAGTAAATCAACTGCAAGGAAAGTTAGGAGGGCTAGATAATGCCATATCACTATGGGGGAAAGGGTATGAAGAAAAAAGGAAAGAAGAAGAAAAATATGTTTAAGAGAAAGAAGAAAAGATAATGTATAAGTTTGGCAGACGAAGTCGAGAAAGACTCAGAGGGGTGGATGCAAGACTAATAAACGTATTAAATGAACTCATTAAAATGATGGATGTGACAGTTATTGAAGGGCTTCGCTCTGCTGAACGTCAAAAAGAATTACTAGCCAAGGGAGCTACAAAAGTAAAGTATTCTAAACATATGGAGGGTAAAGCTGTCGATATTGCTCCCTATCCAATAGATTGGGAAGACAGAGATCGTTTTTATTATATGGGAGGAATGGTAAGAGGTATAGGAAAACAACTAGGAATTGATATAAGGTTTGGGGGAGACTGGGATAGTGATGGAGAAACCAAAGACAATAATTTCGATGATTTAGTTCATATAGAGCTAAGATAGTATTGTCTAAGAAGCCTTTTATCTGTAAATTAGGAACAATATGACTTATTGCACACACAGAGACTTAAAAGACATATACCCAGCAATAGATGAGTTTGATACTAAGACTCCTTTGTATGGGTTTGTTGTACATAGTGGTAGTTTATATAGAGCAGATAATACAGGTTTAGTAACTCAGTTATTTGCAAATGGTCAAGATTTAGGATCTGCTCAAGCAAATAGTGGAGCAGTTACTGCAAATGGACATTGGTTTTATGAATCATCACTAGATGCAACCTATTACTATAATAGCACCACAAATCCAAATGATATGCTTATTGAATCTGGAGATGATTGGGCTACTGTCATAACACGATACATATCTAATGCAACTAAGTATTTAGATTCTAGATTAGATGGCAAACTTCCTAGAAAACAATTTAAAGACCAAGATGGTAATTACGATTATATACTCGTAAGAACTACAGCACTATTAGCATGTACTTTTTTAATTCGTGCATCTCAACCTACTTCTGAAGTAGCAGAGGCTTTATTCAATGAGGCTGAAACAAACATTCAATCTCTTAATTTAGGCACAACTAAACTATCTTGGCAAACAACTGGTGATGCATCTCAAGGTGTAGTAAGAGAACAAACAGTAAATGGAAACATTCGTATTGTGGACACTAGAGGTGAGTATTCAGGTGTATATGATAGGATAGGTGTAAAAATAACAACTGCTGGGGCATTAGGTACTGCAAAGTATTCATTTTGGGAATCTGACTCTAATAATTTAGGTGCAGAAAGAATGAATAATGGAGAAAGTGCTAACTATAGTGATTTTATCAA